TATTATAACACTAACTATGTTTACGATTTTAGCACTGGTCCAGGCACTCCGTTTTGGGGACAAATAGTTAGTGGACAGTTTTGGAATGCTCCAGAAATAGATGACAAAGAATTTAAAAAATCTTTACCGATTAGTTGGAATAAATCATGGTCTAAACTTCAATGGACGCCAAGATGAGTAAAGAAGTATTAACAATTGATTTAGATTGGATAGAAACTCCAAGACAAGAGATAGAGATTATATCTCTTTGCACCAAGTTATTTAAACAAAAGGTAGATACGTATTTTATCAAAGCACACCACCACGCATACGATTTGGTACCAGAAAAGGCAACATTGTATAACGTAGATCATCACCACGACCTTTGCTACTCGGACCAAGGAACACTGGAGATACAAAGTGGAGTCATGAGAGAAGGCAATTGGATCTTGGCTTTAGCCATGCATAAAAAATTAGAAGCATATACCTGGATAAAAAATTACGACTCCGACCTTCAAGAAAAACACATTCATAATCTGTATAGAATATTAAAAAAATTTAAGATCTATAATAGTTTGAAAGACCTAACCGTAAAAAAATTATCTAGATTAATTATTTGTGAAAGTGCTAGTTATAATAAAAATATTTCTTTAAGCCGTGTGTATGATACTTTGTTACAGTTATCACAGGATTTGGATGTTAATGCCAAAGTAGCAGATTATGAAAATGATTATGCTCCCATGAGAATAGGAGGAAAGAATGAAAAATAAAAAAGAAAAAGGAAGAAAGTGGGACGGTAAGTCTAGAGTATCTAATAATGTTTATAGAAAACGTTGGAACGAAATTTTTAATAAAAAAGAGAAAGAAAAAAATATTGATAATGAAACAGAAGAAATTTATACAGAAACACATAAATTTTAAAAGGAGGATATATGGACTTAAATAAATTAAAAGTATGGTCTCTACATTACAGAACTGAGATTGTTTGGTTTGTAGTTGGTTTTGTAGTTGGCGCTATAATATTATGAAGAAAAGAATACATGTGAACATGCATCACATTCGACATAATAAAAAACATGGAACCAATAAACCTGTGATAACTGTTAAGACTTCTAAGTCTAATGATTATGGTCATGAAGTTGAAATACTAGGTCCTAGTAAAATTATTTATAGTCCTGACAAACCATTGAGTTGTGGAGCGAGAGTTTGGATTGAAACAGAATCAGAGGTTAAAATAGCATGATGAGTGAAGAAGATTTAAAAGAATATCATAGTATAGAAAGAAATATGCGTGGTATTAAAAAAAGTAATAAATACAACTATTTAGAAGGAAAACGTATCGAGGACCAAGGATCACGGATCTATGATATAAATGGTTATAGACTTCCAAGTGTAACTACTATATTAGCACGGACCAAGGATCAACAATTCTTAAAAGATTGGAAGGCGAAAGTTGGAGAAAAAGAAGCAGAGCGAATCAAGAATTTATCTAGTAGGCGGGGAACTGCCATGCACAAATTCCTGGAATCTTATATCACAGGAGTTGGCTACGATGATCTTACGGAGCTCGGACAAGCGGCGAAGCCCATGGCCCAAAAAATTATTGAAATTGGTCTTACACCGGTGGAAGAATACTACGGTAGTGAGGTTACGTTATATTATCCTGGGTTATACGCTGGGTCTACTGACTTGGTTTGTACACACAATTCTAAAGACACCATTGTAGATTTTAAGCAATCAAATAGACCAAAGAGAGTAGATTGGATAGAAGATTACTTCATGCAGATTGCAGCATACGCCATGGCTCATGATCAGGTGTATGGGTCAAATATAGAACAGGGTGTAATTATGATATGTACACCAGATCTGTACTATCAAGAATTTAAAATTGAAGGACATGAGTTAAGATCTTGGAAGCATAAGTTTTTAAAAAGATTAGACATGTATCATGAAATAAAGTTTGATGAGAAAGAGAGAGTTACGTTAGGAGATTTAAATACATTATTAAAAGAAATGACAAATGAAAGAAAATAAAATTACAGGAGAAGTTTTTAACTGGGGCCCTTTATTATGGAAAACAAAAATATCTTCTAAAGATATTAAAAAATTAAAAGAACTTGGTCACGGTATCAAATATAATAAATATTTAGCAGGAGTTATTAAAAAAGAATATCAAGTAGATTCAGATAGATTTAATAAAATTATATATCCTTATATACAGGCTTACACCATAGTATTTGAGCAATGGTATAATAAAAAAATTAAAAATTTATACACCAACTCAGTTTGGATTAACTACATGAAAAAAGGAGAGTTTAACCCGCCTCATATACATACGAATTGTAAACTATCTAGTGTTTTATTTTTAGATATTCCTAAAAAATTAATAAAAGAAAAAGAATCTTTTGTAGGTGAAGGTGTTGGACCTGGTGGATTAAATTTTTTTATAAGTAATCCTCAAGATTTATACAAAAATGGTTTTGAACTGATGCCTGAAACAGGCGATTTTTTTATTTTTCCATGGAATTTAATGCATTGTGTGAGCAGTTTTACTTCAGATATTACAAGAATTTCAATGGCAGCTAATTTTTCTTTTGATCTTTTTGAAGAGAATGTGGCAAAAATAAGGCAAAAAAATGACAAATAAATGCGACACCCAAGGTGTCGAACAGGTATCGCAAAACGCATTTTGCGACACCCCCCTCTCAGTTTGTTCACGTTTTAGTCTGATTTTGCGACACTTGCGACACCCTGCCGACACCCTGCCGACACCCCAAGTGTCGAAACTATTCGTCAATAATACCAACGGTTATAGGTCAATTTCAGTACTTTGCGACACCTTTCCAATATTTTTTACCCAGCGCAATAAAAAAAACAAATTTGGTATCGAAGTGTCGAAAGGCCAATTGTGGCAAGAATGTGGCAACTAGACCTTTTATGGAATATCTGTTAAATATTTTTTATGCCTAGGAAAAGAAGAAAAGCTATTGCCTCATTTGGAACTCCCGATATACCTTATCCTAAAGTCAGAGTGGAGTGGATCGATTGTGTGAGTGATTCTGGCTGGGCTACAGACAAAGAGTTTGATAAGATGAAGTTAGCTAGACCGGTTAATGAAGGTTGGTTATATTCTAAAGATAGTAAGTCTATAAAACTATTTGCATCTTACGACAAGGAAGATGATGGCAGTTTTAGTTTTGGGGATCGGACGATGATACCTCGTCAGTGGGTAAAGAAGATTCAGAAACTTTAGGTGATTCAATTGCCTCAGCATCAACAGTTTTCGCATTTAAAAGAGGTGCGTAATCGTCTAAAATTTGTTTCATTTTTACTTCTAGTTCTTGTTCTGATAGGTCCTCTAGTTTTCCTGTTTTTATTATTTTCCTATCTATGTATAATCCTGCTGCTTTCCCTCTGTTTGCTTCCGCATTCACTGCTGAAGAAAATGACCCCTTTTTTAAAGCGGCTTCTCTAAGTCTTGCAAGTTCAGCTACGTGTCCTTCGTAAGTGACCTCGTGTTTTTTTAGTCTTTCTTCTCTTAACTCTCCAGCATACTTTACAACTAAAGGATTTAATTTTGGATTTGTAAGTTCACTTCCTTCAACTCTTGCTCGCTTAGGTGAGTATCCTGCTTTTAATGCGGCCTCTGTTTTAGTAACAGGTCCGTTCTCATCACCAAATACAAGGTATTCAGCAAATCTTTGCTGCATTTCTGTAAGTCTCTTTGGTAATCCCATACTAGATTATTATTAATACAATTATAACAGCTATTACTATTGCTGTAGCTTTTTTATGTTCTTTAAAAAAGTGTGGTATATGTTCTTTTATTTCCATAGTGTTTCTCCTTGTATTGACAATTTAGAGTAACTATCCTATATTGTCAAGGCATGAAAGTTGAAGATAAAGAAATCTTAAAAGATCTATTTGATAGGGGAAATTTAGATTTAACTAAACAAATAGAGGTCTTAAAGAAAAAATTACAAGATACTCAAAATGAATTAGCTTTAATTAAAGCTGTTAATGACAACTCACCTGAACGTCTCTTGCTATTAGCAAGAATAAAAGATTTAGAAGAAATAAATGAAAGTCATCATAGATTAAATTCAGAACTAAGAAAAGATATACATCATTACAAACAAAAATCTTCAAAATTAGAAAGTGCTGAAAATCTCTTGCAAGGTTATAAAAAAGTGATACAGGACTTATCCAACAAGTTAAAATTAAAAGATTCATGAGAGTACAAGACTTGCAGTTATTCTTGAGTAACTTTACTAAAGGTTCTGACGCTATAAAAAACGCCACTATCTACGTAGAGAAAGATGGAAAGCTACATGAGATTAGACGAATGGAAGTGCACGAAAATGCAGTTCCTATCATCGGTCATCCAGGTCATATGAGTCATAGACTCGTATTAAAAACAGAGAAACCTTCTAAGATTATCTTGCCAGATAAACTTATGAAGGACTATTAATGCATGACAATGTTACTTTAAAAATTCTGTGGGACCAGAGCGTAAATTATATCAAAAAATTAAGAAAAATTTTAAGGATATTTCCCTTGTCAGGATTGAAAACAATAGCTTACTTGGGACTCCTGATCTGTTGGGGTATAATACTTCTGGCCACTTTTTCACTATAGAACTTAAAGTAACTCGAAGTAAAAAAATCAAACTTTCTCCACATCAAATTGCGTTCCATGTTAAGCATCCGAAGAATACATTTATCTTGGTAGAGGACCTCTCTTCCTCTACCCTAAAACTTTTCCC